GAAAGATGGCCGCGGCCCTCGATCGGATAGCCAAGGGCACGTTAAAGCGCTTGATCGTGAACATGCCTCCTCGGCACACGAAGAGTGAATTTGCCTCTTATCTCCTGCCAGCATTTTTGATGGGCCGTGATCCGCGGCTCCAGGTTATTGAAGCGACGCACACGGCGGAGCTAGCGGTGAAGTTTGGCCGCAAGGTGAGGGATTTGATGGAGGACAGTCGGTATCGGGAGTTATTTTCGGATGTTGCGTTGAAGGCGGACAGTAAGGCGGCGGGTCGGTGGGACACGAACAAGGGTGGGACGTATTTTGCGGTGGGTGTAGGGGGTGCGATGACGGGCCGCGGTGCGGACATTTTGATTATTGATGATCCGCACAGTGAGGCGGATGCGATGAGTGAGTTGGCTTTGGACAATGCGTGGGAGTGGTATCAAAGTGGTCCTCGGACGCGGATGCAGCCTGGAGGGGCGATTGTGGTGGTGATGACGCGGTGGGGGACGAAGGATTTGACGGCGAGGTTATTGAAGGCGCAGACGAGTCACAATGCGGACCGGTGGGAGGTGATTGAGTTTCCGGCGATATTGCCGAGTGGTCGTCCGTTGTGGCCGGAGTTTTGGAAGTTAGAGGAGTTGGAGGCGGTCAGGGCGAGTTTATCGGTACAGAAGTGGAATGCGATGTACCAGCAGCAGCCGACCAATGATGAGGGTGCGATATTGAAGCGGGAGTGGTGGCGGGTGTGGCCGCACGATGAGCCGCCGGTGGTGAATTATATTATTCAGTCTTTGGACACGGCATACAGCAAGAAGGAGACGGCTGACTTTAGTGTGATTACGACGTGGGGTGTGTTTTATCCGGATGAGGACAGTGGGGCGAACATTATTTTGTTGGATGTGAAGAAGGGGCGGTGGGACTTTCCGGAGTTGAAGAGGGTTGCGAAGGAGCAGTATGAGTACTGGCAGCCGGACAATGTATTGATTGAGGCAAAAGCGACGGGTGTGTCTTTGCAGCAGGAGCTGAGGCGGATGAGCATACCGGTGACGATGTATAGCCCGGGTGGGAGGAAGGCGGGGACGGACAAGGTAAGTCGTGCGAACGCGGTTGCGCCGATCTTTGAGGCGGGGATGGTGTGGGCACCGGACACGGACTGGGCGGAGGGGTTAGTGGAGGAGTGTGCGGCGTTTCCGAATGGGGACAATGATGACCAGGTGGATTCGACGGTGCAGGCGATGATGCGGTTTCGGCAGGGGAACTTTGTGGCGTTGAAGACGGACGATGTGGAGGAGGGGGAGCATCGGGAGCTTGTTCCGGAATACTATTGACGCATAGAATGGTGGGACTTTCGCGGAGCGCGGTCCATGATCAAAGTACCTAGGGTGAAGACGGCCAAGGAGTTGTTGGGCAACCTTGGCGGGGTGAAGCGTTTGCCCAAGCCGAGGCTCAAGGTCAAGGCGTTGGCGGAAGGTGGGGAGGTTGAGGAGGATTTTCCTGGACTGAGCGCGGCGCGTGGCTCGCGGGCCAGGAATGTATTTGAGAGCGCTGAGATGGGGTCATCCAAGTCGATGGGGATGGCGTTGGGCAGTCTTGGGGAGATGAAGGGTGAGAAAGGGAGAAGGGGAGGGGGTGACACGGCGCGTGCGCAGTTGGATGATGTGTTGAGGCAGTTGAAGGTTAGAGAGCGTGGTGTACAGAATGCGGCGAAGGGGTTGGCGAGGGATGTTTTTGGAGCGCCGACCTTGGAGGGTCCGACGTTGACGAAGGCGTCGTTGACGCGGAGGAGTTTTGCCGAGGGTGGTGATGTTTCACGTGAAACAATGTCGCCGGAGGAGCAGCCGGTGACGGAAGAGTCGTCGGCGTCTAAAGCCTTGAAGCGGTTGATGGAGCCGGTGAGGGAGGGAGCGCGGGGATATTTTGGAATGGAGCCGACGGATGCAACCAATCCAAAGGAAGCCTTCCGTACTGGGCAGGCCTTGTCAAACATGCCCGGGGTCGGTGCGCCGGGAGCAATAGCAGCGGGAGCCGTGGGCCTTGGCTCGCGGATCATTCCTGCATCGAAGAGGTTGTTGTTGATGCCGTGCAGTGACATGAAGTGTGAGACGCCTGCGGCGGCGAAGGATTTGTACAAGGGGGTGTTTTACCAGACGTACAACCGTCAGGTGAAGCCTGGGGCGGAGCCGCAGATGATGATTTTGTCGGCGAAGCATGGGTTTGTGACGCCCAAGCAAATGTTGGAGCCGTACAACCAGAAGATGACTCCGCAGCAGGCGGAGGATTTGGTGAATACGGTAAAGAAGTCTTTGGAGGCGGTGGATTGGCCGACAGGAATTGAAGAGGTGATGTTAGTTGGTGGTAAGCATTACCAGCGGGTGATGAATGCGGCGGTGGACGAGTTAAAGGCGCAGGGAAAGATCCCGGAAGATGTGGTGGTGCGTGCGACCAAGGGAGAGATTGGTCAGCAGCGTCAGCAGTTGGGGGAGTACTTGAGGAGTATTCCATCGGGTGAGCAGGGTTCAGTGGACGATTTTATTGTTCAGAAGATGAAGGATGGGGGCGAGGTTCAAGAGGGGGAGGCTCGGACGTACTTGGACGAGCTTGAGGCGAGGGACGATCCGATTCGGTCGGGGAGGCCTTTGCAGCAGCGCACGCGCAGGCCTGCGACGTTGGAAGAGAACCAGGCGATGAGCCGTGCGGTGGCGCAGGGCGTGGCGAACATGCCGTACAACATATTGGGAGCGCCTGGGGACATTGCCAATCTGCTGGCGGCACCGACGGGGCGTCAGCCGTTTTACGGCAGCCAGTCGGCCAAGGACCTTGCAACGCAATTGGGGATTCGACCTGCGCCGCCCACGGACCCGACGCAGGCGTTGTTGTATGGTGCGGGGGACATTGGCAGTGCGTTGGTAAATCCTGCGGGTCCTGTACGGGCAGCGGCCCGTGGCGCTCAGGCCGTGGGCCAAGGCCTGTCGGCGGCGGCCAAGGACTTCCAGGCATACAACCAAGCCTTGTCAGTGCCTGGGGCGTCGTATGCGGTGAAGCCTGGGGGAGGTAATTGGTTTAGGTTAGAGGAGCGTTTAGGTGAACTTAAGTTATCTGATGTTCCACTGGAGTTATATGCTCCAAATTACACAGGGGCTTTGTACGAGGGTGCAGTCAGAACCAATAAGATAAACCAGGCGGTTAACGACTGGGTTGATACAAAGTTGTCTAAGTATGTCCGCAATCAAGTCGGCACGGTCAATGATCCGGTTTTGAAACAGATTGACCAGTGGGAACAGGTGCAAAAACCAAAGCTTTTACAAGAAAAAGACCGTCAGATCAATAAAGTTAAGGCCGACATTGAACGGGCCATGGAGGAACGCAATGTTGGCCCCGAGGTGTTGACTCGGTCTCAGGCGCGGCTGGACAAGTTAGAGCAAGAACGGCTGTTTATTGAAAACCAACAAGGCGGGGTGGTGTTTAGTCAAATGTATCCTGCACATTTAGAAGGTATTAAACTTGAGGCGGAGTTAAAGAGGAGGCGGGCCGGAATGCCGGAGGAGCCGGTGTCAAAAAGTAAGGCCGCACAGGAGTGGGAAGCGCTTTCTGACGTAAGTATTTATGCACATCCAGCAAGGCTTCTAAGGGAGCTTCACAGCGATGTACGGTTCGGCCCATTTGCGCTCCATACTCCTCTTCCGCCGTGGTTTGAAAAACTAGGCCCAGAAGACAAGGTCTACGGTCTTGGTACTGAATTGCGCACGAGCTTTAACCATGTAGTAGACGACCTAAGAACCGCATTGGATCCCACAGCGGGGCTGCCTAAAAACTTGCAGATCACGCCTGAAGACCTGAAGAACAGTTCTGTTGAAAAGGTGTTCAAACTTGTAGACGACATCAGTGCTTTTAGGAGGGTTCAACAAAAAGAAGCAGATATGCTGATTGCTGCTAATAAAGCAACAGTCCCTGTAAGGTCCTATGAAACAGTCCCGGGGACCGCTGCGGCCAACAGTGAGGGGTTGCGTTGGGTGGAGTTAAAAATACCGCCACCGCGCCAGGACTTTGAGATCCCGGAAAACCTTGACATTGTTCAACCACGGGCCACGGCCCGTGATGAGTCATGGGCTATTTTTGACCGTGAGACAGGTAAGTACACGACCACGGGCTTGTCATCTCGCCAGGACGCGGTGGATTTTTTGCAGTATTTGGACGGGCAAAAAGACCTGCAAAATGCCTTGAAGTATGAGGGACGGATGCTGTCGCATTGTGTTGGCGGGTATTGTCCAAAGGTTGAAACCGGGAAAAGCAGCATTTTTAGTTTGCGAGACAAGAAAGGAGTGCCCAAGGCAACGGTGGAACTCAGCTATTCCATGACACCGGGGCAGTACTATCAAAGCAATTTGATGTCACAGGGATTGCTTAACCAGCTCACCGCGCTTGAAAATTCTGGGCAACGGTTTAATTGGGAAGAGGTGGTAAGGTCCTCTCCAGAGTACCAGAAGGCTGCGGCAGAGCTCAATCAAATAAAAGGGTTTGACAACGGAGCCCCGGGAGAGGAGCAGTTGCCTTTTGTTTTGGATTTTTTAAGGTCTAGTCGAATTTCTGATATTACGGATGAGGGCAAAACAGACCTTATAAAAGCAGGGATTTTCCAAGTCACGCCTGGGCAACGGTTACCCGGGTTTTCCAAAACCATCGAGCCCGGTTTTTATACCATGGACGACTTTCAGCGCATGGCGCGTGACAACGACATGCCGCAGGAAATCTTGGATACTTGGATGGGAAAGTTGCGCCAAATTTCGCAGCGGGGTTTTGCCCACGGCGGCCCTGTCAACAAACACGACGCGTTCATTGCCAACCACATGCAAACGGGTGGTGAGGTTTCGTCGCCTGAAGAACAGCCTGTAACCGAAGAGTCGTCGGCGTCTAAGGCATTAAAGCAATTGATTGAGCCGGTGAGGGAAGGGGCGAAGGGGTTTTTGGGGATGGATCCGGCCGAGCCGATGAATCCGTCAGAAGCCTACAAAGCCATGCAAGCGCTTGGAAGCATGCCAGGCCCTGCAATGGCGAAGGGAGCGGTGAAAGCATTGACACAGGTTCCTGGGCTCTTGGAAGGAATCACGACGTCAATTTTCATTGGCCCAAGGGCGGCTCAGTGGAACAAGGCAGCAAACAAGGCGGCGGTGGAAATGGAAAAGGCCGGGGTGTCCCCAGAGGAAATCTGGTCAAAGACCATGAATTTTCGAGCACCGGACGGGAAGTGGCGACAGGAAATTTCTGATGTCCCGGCGTCAATGAAACAAGGCCCGGATCAAGGGTATTTGGAGTCATTTGTCAGCCATCCTGAGTTGTATAAAAACTACCCTGATCTGCAAAGGCTTGAGGTCACTAAAGACATTACTGCTCCGACCAGTAGTTACAGCCCCGTGGATGACTCTATTTTGCTGAATGAAAGAGGCAGTCGATACGCTCCGGAGGCGTTGCACGAGGTGCAGCATGCCATTCAAACTCGTGAAAATTTTGCGGGTGGAGGCAATTCTGCTATGGCCTTTAAGAACAAAGAGGCCTTTGATATTTTGAAAAGGAAACGCAAAGAGTTGAATACGCCACTGACTTTGCAAGAGTTTGCAAAACAGGGGTGGCAAACGGATAGCCCGACACCAGAAGTTAGAACGGCATATCGAGAGTATCTAAAGTGGCTGAAGTCTCCACAAACGGTACGAGACGTGGAACAAAAAGCTCAAAAATCGGCGGCAGACGAGTACTACATGCGTCTGCATGGTGAAGCAGAAGCGCGGGCCGTGGCCAGTCGTAAACCATTGGACATGGAACAACGTCGGCAGTTGTTCCCATTAGAAAGCTACACCAGAGACGGTCAGGTTATTCCTCCGCAAGACCTGATCATTAAGCGTAAAGAAGGCGGACCTGTTAACAAGCACGCAGCCTTCATCAAGGCCAAATCCTAAGGAAAGAACATGCCCATCGACAAAGCCGTAAATCCTGCTCCTGCCTTGGACATTGTGCTCATGGGCGGTGATGAGCCGCCCGAGATTGAGATTGAGCTGGACGAGGACGGGGGTGCGACGATTGAGATTGGGGAGGCTGAGGCGGAGGAGGTGGACTTTTACGCCAATTTGGCGGAGGTCATTGAACCTGAGGCGTTGGCCAGGATCTCGATTGATGTGTCGGCAATGTTTGAGGCGGACAAGGGATCTCGGTCGGACTGGGAGAACATGTTTGCCAAGGGCTTAGACCTCTTGGGTTTGAAGCTTGAAGAGCGCACGAAGCCTTTCCGTGGGGCGGCGGGCGTGGCGCATCCGATGTTGATGGAGGCAATCATTCAGTTCCAGGCGCAGGCGTTGAAGGAGTTGATGCCTGCGGGAGGCCCTGTGCGCACGCAGATCATGGGCAAAGAGACGGTAGAAAAGTACCAGCAGGCGTCACGCGTGCAGGACTTCATGAATTACCAGATCACCACGGTGATGAAGGAGTACACGCCGGAGTTTGACCAGTTGCTTTTCTACACTGGGTACGGTGGTTCGACGTTCAAGAAGGTGTACTACGACTTTCAGTTGGGCCGGATGGTGAGTAAGTTGTGTCTGGCCGATGACGTGTACATCCCGTACAACGGTTCGAGTGTCGTGTCGCAATGCCCACGGCTCACGCACCGGATTGCGATGGACGCGAATGAGTTCAGAAAGCGCGTGGTAAACGGGGAGTACTTGGACATCGCGGTCGATACGATGCCAACTCCGGCTGATCCGAGTCCGATTCAGGCGGCAGTGGACAAGGTAACGGGGATTCAGCCAACGGACGGCATGGGCGATGTTGGCGAGGTGTTTTTGCTTGAGCAGTTGGTGGATTTGGATGTTCCGGGGTTCGAGGACAAGGATGAGGAGGGCAATCCCACGGGGATTAAGCTGCCGTATGTGGTGACGTTGGCAGAGGACTCGATGACCGTGGTCGGGATCCGTCGGAATTGGAACGAGGAGGACGAGCTCAAGACGCGGCGAAACTACTTTGTCCACTATGTGCTGGTCGAAGGCCCTGGAGCCTATGGCCTTGGATTTGTGCACTTGATTGGTGGGCTGTCGAAGGCGGCGACGAGTGCGTTGCGGCAGTTGATTGATGCGGGGACCTTGGCCAATTTGCCTGCTGGGTTCAAGGCAAAAGGAGCGCGGATCGCGGACGATTCAGATCCAATCCAGCCTGGGGAGTGGCGAGACATTGATGCGGGCGGCGCGGAGCTGACGGCATCGCTCATGCCGCTGCCGTACAAGGAGCCGAGTCAGGTTTTGATGTCGCTGTTGGGCTTTTTGGTGGACGCTGGGAAGCGTTTGTCGAGCACTGCGGACATGCAGGTGGGCGATGGCAACCAGTATGCGCAGGTCGGGACGACTCTAGCGCTGCTGGAACGTGGTGCGATGGTGATGTCGAGCATCCACAAGCGCTTGCACTATGCTCAGACCCTTGAGTTTCAGTTGTTGTTTGAAGGATTTGGCCAGTATTTGCCTGATGAGTACCCGTATGATGTGCCTGGGGCGTCAAGGCGGATCAAAAAAGCGGACTTCAACCGGATGGTTTCGGTGTTGCCGGTGGCTGATCCCAACATTTTTTCGACGGCGCAGCGGATTCAGCTAGCGCAGATGCAGTTGCAGCTCGCGCAAAGTGCGCCAAACATGCACAACATGTACGAAGCGTACTATCGGATGTACGCGGCGCTCAATATTCGGGACATTGACGGCATTTTGCTGCCTCAAAACACGAATTTGCCCCGTGATCCGGCGGCCGAGAACAGTGATGTGTTGAACGGGATGAAGTTGAAGGCGTTTGCGGGGCAGCAGCATGATGCGCACATCGCGGCGCACTTGATTATGGGGCTGTCACCGATGCTTCAGGCCAATCCGACCTCGGCTGTGGAGCTTCAGAAGCACATTTTGGAGCACGTTCGCCTGAAAGCAGAAGAGGATGTGGAGGCGGAGCTGTTCAAAGCGTATGGTACGGACCCGGACAAGATGGTTTCTGCCATTCAGAAGGAAGGCATGGTGGCCATCAAGGTGGCCATGTTCCTGCAGGAGATGGGCAAACTGCAGGGTCAGCTCTCTGGGGAGGGCGGCGAGGATCCGTTGATTGCGTTGAAGCGCTTGGAGATCGAAAATAGGGCCAAGATTGACCAAGAGCGGGTCAAGATTGACCAGCAAAGGCTTGGTTTGGACCAGAATAAGGCCCAACAAGCCAACATGTTCAATCAGGAACGGTTAAAACTTCAGCAAATGAAGCTTGTTCAACCTCAAGGAGGCTTAAATGCCGCTTAAACGTGGGTCAAGTCAAAAGACCATCAGTGCCAACATTGGCGAGATGGTGCGTTCGTACAAAAAGAAGGGGTCAATTGGGACGAGCGAGCCTAAAGATGTGTCGACAGCGGTAAAACAGGCGGCGGCGATTGCGTATGAGAAGGCTGGCAAGACGCGGGGCATGAAACGTGGTGGTGGAGTACAGGGCCCTGCGATGATTGTGAAGAAAAAGGATGGAAATCG